CTAGTCTACAGTGCAAAACCACATTGCACACATACAATCCAGGTTTACGAACCAAACCAACAAGATTCTCCTTATGTTAGGGGACTTAAAGCGTGCTCTAAACTAATAGATGCTATATTTGCTACCAAAGCACATTACACACCATCTAAACGTTTACACATTAAAGGACGCAAATATATGTACATAAGTTCTGATACATATCAGTTACTAATCAGAGTTAAAAACTTTGACAAATGATATATTTAGTTATATTTGTGTTACTATCAATCTTTGCATGGATGTCCTATGAAATTCATAGGGCTCCATTCATGGATAGAGATGGTAACATAATTAAAAAGAAAAAACAACAACATGGCAACAAGTAAAAAAACAAAGATTGATGGGTATTTCTTTATGAGTATCTGTAATGGTGAATTAGATGTAAATTGCTCAGGTGATAAAGATGTAATAGCTGCAGCATTTGCAACGCTTCTTCTTGATAATAGAAAAGATGGAGAGCAATTAAAACAAATATTAGCTACAGCTGCTGGTATTGCTGCTCATGAATTACAATTCAATAAAGAGAAAGATAGTTCTAAAAAGAGCAATACAGTGCCTAAAAAGCCTGCAAAAGCAGTAAAAAAGGGCTAAAAAATAATATATTTCTAATTTAGTGCATTAAATTACACATTATGGCAAAAATAGATATAGTTTGTTCTAATTGTAGTATTACATTTCAAAGAGAAAAAAGTCAGTATGATAATGGAATAAGAAAAGGTTGGAGAGTATGTTGTTCTACAAAATGTGTAGGGCAAGTATCTATTCCTAACTTTGGTCCTACTGGCTTAGGTAATAGAAAACCAGCAATACCTTTTCATAGTTATGTTCATACAGCAAATTTAAGAAAAAGAGAAAAAGCAAATTTAGAAGTGAATATAGATACTGAATATTTATCTAAACTTTGGAATAAACAAAAAGGTACATGTCCATATACTAGAGTTAAATTATATGTAGCTAAACGTAAACAAAGAAACAACGATCACAGATATCTTGCTTCATTAGATAGAATTGATTCATCTAAAGGATACATTAAAGGTAATGTACAGTTTGTTTCTACATCTATTAACTATATGAAGAACAATATGACTGACCAACAGACAAAAGATTTTATCAAAGAAATTGTAAACAATTATGAATGAATATTTTAGTTATTATGAGAGCTTACACAAGCTTTCTAAATCAAAACAGAGGTATTACATTTGGGACATGATCAAATGGTGCATCAAAGCATACATTAAAACATATAAATAATGGAGACATACATATCAGAAATAGACATAATGATAGCTATTAAAAAACATAGAGATACATTATCATATGATGACAAGTTTGATTTTGAAATAGAAACTAGTAAGTTAAACCTTACTGATAAAACAAGAGACAAACTTAATGGTAAACAGTCTGCATTAGAATTTAGATTGAAGAAGTATGGTATACATAAAGATAAAAACAAAGCAGCATGAAAACAGCAATGCAACTAATGTTAGAAGATTTAGAATTAAGATATAAAGTACTATCTAATGCAGAAATGCTACAAGCGTGTGGTGCAATAGAAGGAACTATTGACTATGCTAAATCTTTAATTATAAAAGAAAAAGAGCAGATAATAGATGCTTATAATCAGGCTGATTTAGATGGTTATTTCCAAAAAACATATCCAAAATATGCTGAACAATATTACAACCAAACCTATAACCAAAACAAATAAACTATGAAAACATTTGACATACTACTAATAATATCAATTATTTTATCATTTATTTCATTAATATTATCTATTAGAAGTTTAATTAAAAACAAATAACATATGAGAAAGAAAACACCAGCTCACTTAGTTAAAGAACTATCAACAGCTAAACAAAAACAATATGTTGTAATGTATGAAAATACAGAAGCATGGGTAGTAGGTACAAAAAAGGACATAATTAATGATTTCAATGAAAATCCTGATACATATTTAGATGCTAAGGATAAGATTAAAATTTATGAATTAGGTGAGCCTATAAAATTCAGTTTTGTTACACCACAAATAACATTTTAATTATGAACGTACTCATCTATGATATTGAAACACTGAAAGAACTGTTTCTTATTGTTATATACAATCCAGAGAGTGATGTAACATATGAGTTTCAGGTGAGTAGGTGGACCAATCAATTAGATGGATTCATGAGATTCACTGAACAACATGATGAGCATTATTGGGTGGGCTACAATAACTTACGCTTTGATAGTCAAGTTGTTGAGCATATAATTAGGAACTATGAGAATTGGCATGAGTTGAGTGGGCTAGAGATATGTGCTATCATAGCACAGAAGGCTGCAGACACAATACATGATGCTAATTATGATGTATTCCCTGAATATAGAGAGGAATGGTTATCACTAAAACAGTTAGACCTATTCAAGATTAATCATTATGATAACAAGAATAGAATGGTCTCACTAAAAAGGTTAGAGTTTGAGATGGATCTGGAGAACATTGAAGAGATGCCTATCCATCATACTAAAGAGAACATGACTCAGGATGACATATCTATAACAATAGACTACTGTCGTAACGATGTTATGGCTACGTATGAATTCTATAAGGTAACAACAGGTAACACTAACCATCCACTATACAAAGGTAACAATCAGATAGAGCTTAGACAAGACATATACGAAGAGTTTGGCATACCATGCTTAAACTATTCAGATAGTAAGATTGGTGATGAGATGATTAAGAAATACTACTGTCAGGAGAAAGGTATACAGTATTCTGATTTACCAAAGAAAGGATTATTTAGAACAGAGGTAAAGGTGAGAGATTGTATTGCTGATTACATATCATTCCAGACACCAGAGCTACAAGCATTCTTAAAGAAGGTTAGTAAGGAGCGTTTGACAATGAAGGATGAATTCAAAGAATCATTAGTGTTTTATGAAAATACCTATACGTTTGCAAAGGGAGGTCTTCATACAGAGAATAAACCAAAGGTTTTCGAATGTGATGAGGATCATGAGATTATTGATTGGGATGTGTCTAGCTATTATCCTGCTATTATTATTAGCAATGGCAGATATCCTGGTCACCTGGGTAAGGAATTCTTACTTGGATATAAAGCAATGTTTGAAAAAAGGTTGGAACTCAAACCAATGGCTAAGAAAGATAAGAAGATAGCAGGTATTGTTGGTGCTCTTAAGCTTGCAGTTAACTCTGTGTATGGTAAGTCTAGTGATATGCTATCTTGGATCTATGATAGACAGCTCACTATGTTCACCACTATTACAGGTGAATTGAGTCTTCTTATGCTCATCGAAGCATATGAATTAGCTGATATACATGTTATATCTGCAAATACAGATGGTGTAACTATTATGGTTAATAAATCACTAATAGATAAGATGCATGAGATAAACAAGTGGTGGATGAATATAACTAGCTATGAGCTAGAGCGTACAGACTATGCTAAGATTATATTCTCTACAGTAAATGACTATTTAGCAATTAAAACCAATGGAGAAATTAAAAAGAAAGGAGATTTCCTTACTGACTTTGAGTTACACAAAAATAAGAGTGCTAGGATTGTACCTATTGCACTGGAGCAGTTTTTTGTTAATGATGTGCCTGTGGCTACCACTATTTGTAATCACACAAATATTTATGACTATTGTCTCAGGCAGAAAGCTAGTAAAGACTTTCACTATGAAGGACACTCGAAAGAAAACAGAACAGTCTACAATAAACTTATCAGATATTATGTAAGTAATACAGGTGAGAAGTTATTGAAGGTTAAGAATGAGAATTCAGATAGCACAGCTGTTGATGTATCACAAGTTGAAGCAGGTGAATGGGTGATGAAAGTATGTAATCATCTATTGCCAGATCATCCTTTGGATAACATCAATCATGCATATTATATAGAGCGTGCTGAGAGAATCATGCACAAAATACAGTATGAAGGTAGAAAGCGTAAAATTATTATTAACCCAAATCAATTAAATTTATTCTAATGGACAATAAACATAAAGCAGCAGAATTAGTATTGGAATTCCTACCAATTTTAGGACAAGATCCATATACAGGTATAGATGTAGCTAAAAAGTGTGGTAAAGCAGCTGCAAAGCTATTAATGAAAGCACAACAAGAAGGAGATACGTATGACTACGATGAAATAGTTAAACTTATAGACACATTCTAATGGCAAAGATAAATAGAGAAAATATAGGCGATCATCTTGTTGATTATCAATTAGGTATGGTTGGTAAGTCTATGCAAGAAGCTCATATGACAAAAGAGTGGTATAGCAAATGGACTATGACTCAAGAACAACATGATGCGTTCAAAGATTATGCAATTCCTTTGTTAAAGAAGGTGTTTAAATGCAATAAATCAAGAGCTGAGAACACATTTGATTGGTTCGATCTTGAGTTTGGTCTTCGTATTAAAAATTAAATATGAAAAAGTGTTATAAATGTAAAGAAACAAAACCTCTTGAAGAAATGTCTGCCACAAAAGGTTTTTGTAAGCCTTGTAAAAAAGCATATACAAAAGAATATAATCTCAAAAACAGAGAAAGAATGCTTGAATCTAGCAGATCTTATGCTAAAGAAAACAGAGAATTAATAAGAGAAAAAGTAAGAATTTATAATCA